GTTGGGTTAATGTTGATGATTGGAATGCAAAATAGATGGCAGCAATAGATCCATATGGAGACCAGAAATTCTGGATAGATGGTATGACCTTTGAAGGGGTTAAGAAGCAGGCATCTGGTAATGATACTGGCTCACAGAAATTTTGGGTTAATGGTATGACAGAACAGAACTTGTTTCCTAATACTATCAATTGGCCCTCATTCTTTTTAATGTTTGAATAATACTATAGACTATGTTTTACGAGAAATTCCCTTTAGAAGCTTTACCTCCTGGCTCAAATCAGTTTTGTCCTCATTGTGGAGCTACAGCTTATTTGACCAAGTTTCAGAACATAAGAGATGGAAATGATATTCCACTAATCATGTGTGAGAATGAGCATGCTTTTACAATGAATACAGATGATGTTAATACAGTATTAACTGCTTGGAATCAACGCGTATAATAGTATATTTAACCTATAAGAGTATGACTATTCAAGAAAAATACAATAATCTTAGACCTTTAATAAAGGATGGAGATATTATTATATTCCATGGTCGAGGTATTTTAGCAAAGCTCATTCAGTATTGTGATAAATCATGGGCAAATCATACAGGTATTATATTCAAAAGTCATGGTGCTTTATTTATTGAAGATTCCAACGCAAACGGAGTTCAATCAGACAGACTTTCTTGGAGAATAAAAGGATATAAAGGTGGAGATTTTAAGATACTTAGACCTACGGCAGACAAAGATTTAATAAAAGAACAACTAGCTAAACTTTTATCTCGTGGAGATAATCAGTGGATAAAATATGATTTTATTAATGGTACCAAAGAACTTATCAATAGACTTTGTAAAACAAAACTTAAGATAAGACTTCGCGGAGATACAAGTATTTGCTCGGCACTTGATGCTGAATATGCTATAACTTTAGGGATGGTGACAGAGGAGTTTAATAATCTTTCTATAGCGTTCCCTCAAGATTATTTAAGATACTTAAATAAAAACAATGCTTTTATAATAGAGTAAAGTACTATGAATATAGAGGATTTAACATTCGGTATTAAAGATGTAGTAGCTATAATAGTAGCTATAATATCAGGTGCGGGGTTTGTTTACGCTATAAAGAATCAAGCTGATAAAAATAAGACAAGAATGAATAGCTTAGATCTAGCCCAAGATGAGTTACAATCTGATACTGAGAAGTCCTTAGTAACTATGAAAACCGATATGGATGAAAAGTTCCTCCATGCTAAGAATGCAAAAAAAGCAAACATCATGGCTATATATGAAGAAATTAACCGTAACAGGGAAGAGTTTAAGGAGAAAGAAACTCAGATCTATATAAAGATTGAAGACAGTAGAAAAGAGCAAAAAGACTCTCATGAGAAAATGAGTGTAAAGCTTGATACTCTAGGAACTCAGATGAATTTAATAAGCACCAATCTTGCTGAATTAACTGGATACATTAGAGCTAAGAAAGAAGAATAAGATCGTTCTTTTACATATAGTCCCTACCTAAACCCTGTAGTTAAACTTACAGGGTTTATCTTTTTAACAAAAAAGTTTAAGTATAAACTTGTAGAAGTTAAACTTATATAGTATATTTGTCTAAACTTTAAAACCAACAAGTATGTCAGACACAATGGATCCAGGTGTTGTAGTGGAAGAATCCGTAGCTACAAAAGCACAAGCAGAAGAATTTTTAGCGAAGCGTAAAGATATGGAGGAATACTACAAAACTCTTATCGACGCTCATAAGTATGAACATGAATATGTAAAGATGATATCAGAGATGTCAGAGTTTGAACTTCGTAACAGAATGGCCATTATCAAGATGGCTCAGATGGATGCTCAGATGAAAGAAGCACAAGCTCAAGAAAAAGTTTCAGCTACTACAGAAACTCCTATTCGTAAACTTAAGCCAGACGCGTAATGACTTCTGCAGATATCACTAAACTTTATGGAGCCCCAGGCGAAGTAGAGAATTTGGTAGTTATTCAACTACCCTATCCTATGAAGATATCATGGGATCTTACTCATACTGTAACAAAGCTTCAGTGTCATAAACTAGTAGCTACCACTATGCAAGCTATCTTTAAAGATCTTTTAAGTCATTATGGATTAGCTAAATTACAAGAACTTAAGATTGATAGATTTGGAGGATGCTATAACTTTCGCAAGATGCGTAATGGATCTGAGTGGAGTGTACACTCTTGGGGAATAGCCATAGACTTAGATCCTACAGATAATGACTTAACCATGCATGCAGATAAAGCAATCTTTGACGATGCCCCTTATAAACCTATGATCGATATTTTCTATAAACACGGATGGTATTCTTTAGGTAAAGAGAAGGGATACGATTATATGCATTTTCAAGCAGTTAAACCATAATGTATTACGTGTATTTACATATAAGACTTATAAATAAAGGTGTTTCTACCATACACTATCAAATAGGTAAACATTTTGAATATATACACCATGGCAAAATTTAATGTAGTAGATAAGCAAATAAAGATGGAACTGGATGATCTTATCCGGTTCCAACTTATTACTCATTGCCATATAGAGAAGATTCCTCTAAGCGAGTTAGACTTAGAGTGTTTATCTTACTTAGGGCAACTAGGTAAATCTGAACTTACAGAATTCTGTGATGATCTTGCTGCTATTAGACTAGAAGCCAAGATTCAAAAGAGGGCAGAAGAGTATGCTGGAAAAGAGAAGCCTGAGCCGTCTCCCCAGACTATACGTAATGTCCTACTTCGTGCGGAAAAGTTTAACTTAATAAAGAAAGAAGGTAAAGGAAGAAAGACTATATATTTACATCCGGATATTAAGATACAAACAACAGGTAATATTTTATTAAACTATAAAGCTTTTTACGTTGGTACCCAAGAAGCCTAAAGACATGTATAAAATAGTAGCTACTAAACTAGGAGTATCGGAGAGCTTAGTACAGGCTGCTGTAGATCATTATTATAAAGAAGTTAGAAGAAACTTATCAGAGCTTACTTTTATTAATATACATGTACTAGGACTAGGAACCTTTAAAGTAAAAAGAAAAAAGATTACCTTAATACATGAAAAGTATCAACGTATGTTAAAAAAATTATCGGACTCTAGTAGTTTTAAGATGGTTACCATACGTAAGAGTGTACAAGAAAGAGTAGATAAATTTAGTAATCTTTTTAAGATGCTAGATAGTGAATCTACTCGTAAGTTTGAAACTAGAAAAAGAAGAGAAGAATATTATGCTAAAAAAGATATGGCAGAGCAAATTCCTGATACTAGCAGGATTACTGAATAAGATCTTTAAAAGAGATCCTATAGAAAAAATATATTACAAGAGACTAAAGATCTGTGTAGCTTGTCCTTTAAGAGACGTAGTAGGAAGTAAATGCTTAGTTCCTGGTACAGGTCCTTGCTGTGGTCAATGTGGTTGTAGTGAGTCTGTAAAACTCAGATCTTTAGATTCAGAATGTCCTCACCCAGATGGTGCTAAGTGGAAATCAGAAAAACTATAAAATATGATAATAAAGAGAAATGATAAACATCCAGAAGTACAAGAGGCTCCTACAATAAGAGTACCAAAGGTAGAATCTAATGAACTATTAGATACATTAAAGTATCCTCCTGTAGGAAAAAAAATATCTAGTTTTTCTAAGAGATGGGACTTTAATATTTTTGGTAGAAGTATTGTAATAATATTTGCTAAAGAGAAGATCTTTAAAAAAGCTAAGATATTTGAACTAGTAGAACCTTGTATGGCAGATATTCAAAACAACTGGGCTTGTAGTTTACGAGAGAAGGCTGAAAAGAATAAACAAGAAAGCATAGATGCCTATAATAAAGAAGTCAGTGAGTCTTTAGAAAGAATGAAGCATAATCCTAGAATACCTAAAACTTAAAATATGTCAGTATCATTTACAGCGGACAAGCACGAATATAAAAGTGTAGATCCTACAGAAGATATAAAATGGTTAAGTGTTACTAGCTTTGTAGGAAAGTTTAAAGAAAAATTCGACCCTGTAACAGTATCTCTTAAGTGCTCTAAAAATAAGAAGTCTAAGTGGTATGGTATGGATCCTTTAGAGATTCAAAGAATCTGGTCAGGTAAAACAGATAGAGCTATAACTACGGGTTCATGGTATCATGAGCAACGCGAGTCTGATATATTAGGTCTTTCTACTATCGAAAGATCTGGTCGTACACTTCCTATAGTACAACCTATATTTGATAATGGTCGAAAGATAGCTCCTATACAAATGTTATTAGAAGGTGTATATCCAGAACATTTTGTATATTTAAAATCTGCGGGACTATGTGGACAAGCTGATAGAGTAGAAGTAATTAAAGATACTGTAGATGTTATTGACTATAAGACTAATGAAGAGATAAAAATGCAAGGATTTATTAATTGGGAAGGAATATCTAAGAAGATGTTAGAGCCTCTTAATCACTTAGATGACTGTAACTTTAATCATTATTCTTTACAGCTAAGTACTTACATGTATATTATCTTAAAGCACAATCCTCACTTTAAAGCCGGTAAGATGATTTTACAACATATAGTGTTTGAGAAGAATGGTGTTGATGAGTTTGACAATGTTATCCTAAAACGTGATGACGCAGGACAACCTATAGTGCAAGAGGTAATTCCTTACGAGGTACCTTATTTAAAAGACGAAGTATTAACAATGATAAAATATATAAAACAATGAATATAACAGCTGAACAGAGTGCTAAGAAAAGTACTAAAGAAATACCTAATACTTATAAGATTAATCTTAAGTTATGGAAGAGCTTTAAAACAGATGACTCTAAAAAAGCCTTTAATAATATATACAGTAAGACTCTTAAAAATCAAACAGTTGTTGTACATCCACATTCTCCATGGCTAGATGAGACTCATTGGAAGACTATATGTTGGAATGTAGCATGTTTAGCAGCATGGGAAGTATGTAAAGAGCCTTATCTTGAAAAAGGTAATATAGTAAAAGATATAAAAATAAAAACAGGAAAGACTGTAAAGAAGAGAATAATAAAGTGATAAAAGAAGATATAAAGGAAGAGTTAAAGTTATGTCAAGATATGAAATACTTTATGTCTAAGTATTTCCTACGACGTCCTTTAAGAGGGGATGAAGAACAAATGATAGATCACTATGAGGAATGTTGGAAACACTTCTTATTAAAAAATAAAGTTAACAATGTCAAGCAACGACCTATACCAACAACAAAGATTATTTTGCCAAAAAGTAAAAAAGATGAAACAGACAAAAGAAGAAGCCTTAAACGCTTTAATAAAAGAGGCGGACAAAAATAAGATAAGTGATGGTTATCACACCTTTGGTGAGTTATATGATCATCGTAATATTTTATTTGTAAAATTAGCTAAGCTTATTAAAGAGGCTAATACACATCATGTATGGCGCAGTATTAAACAATCTGATGGAAGTATCGATAATGACTGGTTTATAATGGGTGTATGTAAAGATGCCGGAGAGCAGATTAGTTACCACCTTCCTATAGCGTTATGGACACTCACTATGTTTGCGGAGACTTTAGACAAAGCTCCAGAATGGGACGGTCATACAAGCAATGATGTTTTAAATAGACTTATTATATTAGGAGTATGATTAAATTCTTAGAATTACAAGCAGGAACTATTATTCCTACAGAGCACTGTTATACTATCAAATGGCTTAAGGATATCCTGGATAAATATCCAGATAATCATCTTAAAGTCTATGCTTATATTTATTACATGACCTGTAATCATGATGAGCTTAATCCTTACTTCAATGTACCTCTTACAGATAAAGAAGAAATTATTTTAAAAGATATAGAAGCAGACTTCTCTGTAGAAGATCCCGAGATAATTATCGCTATAGAGAATGCTCATAAACTCTTTGAGACTTCTATGAGTCGTGCCTATAAAGGTATTAGTGCGATGCTTGATAGACTAGCAATATATATGGAAATAACTCCAATCTCGCATGGACGAGATGGAAATATTAATTCTTTACTAGCCGCAGGCGCCAAGTATGATTCTATACGAAACTCTTTTAAAGGTGCTTATAGAGATCTTAAAGAAGAACAAGAAACTAGAACTCGCGGAGGCGGTTCATTAGCATATGACCAAAAACACTAATATGGAAGAATTACACAACTGGTTGTTTCATTACAATCCTTATACGATGATGTGGTCAGCTTTTAAGAGAGATGACTTATCCGCTTATTTTAATGGAGACATTGCTAATACTTTATCAGCGTCTAAGCACTCGACATTAGTAGAGATACTTGTTCTTACACAAGGTGATTCTAAAAAGATAGAAGCTCTATTAGAACATGGTACACGCTTTGTAAAGAAGATTACAAAAGGCTAATGTTAGATTTCTATAAAGATATTCCTACTTGGGATAATGGAGTATGGACTAATACTTCTTTTACTTCTCGAGAAGAGTTTAGAACTTATATACTTACTCTTTTTAAGGAGCCTGGATTATATAATTTCGACGAGACTTCTTTTATATTTAATGAACAAGCTAGGCAATATAACAAAGATAAATTTTATATAGCTGTCCCTAATGGAAGTAAGGATTACAGTGCTTTTTGGGATGAGCAAAAACGACGTTGTAGAAAAGGAGTACTCTTTCATAATAAAGGTAAGACTTGGTTCTTGACTAGAGAGTATTACATGTGGTTAAACTTCTTGCCTATTAATAATAAAGAGACTCGAGCATTTGCTTTTGCGGATGTTAGAGATGCTCAATATCACATGGCCCTCTATGAACTATTAGCAGAGTTATATTATAAACACTGTGCTATCTTAAAGAAACGTCAGATAGCTTCTTCTTATTTTCATGCAGCTAAGTTTATCAATCAGATCTGGTTTGAAGAGACACCTATATTAAAGATGGGAGCCTCTCTTAAAGTATATGTTAATGATACTTGGAAGTTCTTAGTAGAATATAAAAACTTCTTAGACGAGAATACCGCATGGTATCGTCCAATGAATCCAGGTAAAGTATTAGATTGGCAACAACAAATAGAAATTACTATTCCAGGAAGTACAAGAAAAACTCTTAAAGGTCTTAAAGGTATTCTTAAAGGAACCTCTTTTGATCAGGATGCTACAGCAGGTGTTGGTGGACCCTGTACTTACTTCTTTCATGAAGAGGCTGGAGTAGCTCCAGATATGATGGAGACTTTTGGATTCATGAAGCCTGCTCTTAAGTCTGGTATGATTACTACCGGTACTTTTATAGCGGCAGGCTCTGTAGGTGATTTAGATCAGTGCGAGCCCCTCAATAACATGATTATAAATCCAGAGGCTAATGATATCTTCTATGTCGAAAGTACTCTCTTAGATGAACACAATACTTTTGGTAAATCTGGTCTATTCATTCCAGAGCAATGGTCCATGCCTCCATGTGTAGATGAATTCGGTAATTCTAAAGTAGAAGAAGCTCTTAAGATGCTTGATGAATACTTTGCTAAAAAGAAGAAAGACTTAGCTCCTCAAGAATATCAACTAGAGATTTCTCAGCATCCACGTAATATAAAAGAAGCTTTTGCTACAAGAACCGTATCTATATTTCCTACTCATCTTGTTGCCGCGCAGCAAAGGAGGATAGATGAAAAAGAGTACTCGTATAAATTTGTAGAAATTAATAAAAGACAAGATAATACCTGGGAAGTAAAATCAACTAATAAACTCCCTATACTTGAGTTTCCTATAACGAAGAAGACAGAGGATAAAACTGGTGTTATTGTGGTTTATGAAGAGCCCGATCTTAATGCAGAATGGGGTACCTACTATGCTAGTATTGACCCTGTTAGTGAAGGAAAGACTACTACTTCAGATTCACTCTGTTCTATTTTCATATATAAGAATCCAGTAGAAGTTACCAAGATAGATGGAGAAGAGATAACTAGTTATATTGAGAGAGATAAGATTGTAGCTTCTTGGTGTGGACGTTTTGACGATATCACTAAGACGCATGAAAGACTGGAGTCTATGATCGAGTGGTATAATGCATGGACAATAGTAGAGAATAACATCTCTCTATTTATCCAGTACATGATAAGCAAGCGGAAACAAAAGTATCTAGTACCAAAAGATCAGATTCTATTCTTAAAAGATCTGGGATCTAATAGATCTGTCTATAGCGATTACGGATGGAAGAACACCGGAACTTTATTTAAGTCGCATCTCTTAAGTTATCTTATAGAGTTTTTAAGAGAGCAAATAGATGAAGAGACCAAAGAAGATGGTACTGTTGTTAAGATAGTCTACGGTATAGAAAGAATACCTGATGGTATGGCTATGAAAGAAATGATGGCTTATCGAGAAGGTTTAAACGTCGATAGATTAGTATCTTTAGCAGCACTAATAGCCTTTGCTAAAGTACAACAAGCTAACCGTGGATATAAGAAAAGAATAGATAAGACTAGTAAGAAACATTTGGATAAGTCAGAAAATTTGTATAAATTACCCAAGAGTCTATTCCGTAATATGGGATCGACTTCTGGAAGTATGATTGGTAAAAAGCCCCCTCGTAATCCTTTTAGAAACATAAGATAATATACTATGGAAGTTCTCAACGCGATGCAATTAAAGTCTGGTAAGAAAGCCGAATACAATCGTATGGGCTCTATTACTCAACCTCTTCAATTCTTATCAAGAAAAGATAAAGATCCTGAGTGGACAGCCTGGAACATGGATTGGACAGAATGGAACGGTTTAAAGCAACTTCGTCGTAATGCTCGTCGTTTAATGAAGAATTACAAACTTGCTGATGGTCAAATAGATAAGTCTGATTATATTGTAAATACAGATAATGAGATGACGGATATTATAGAGACTCTTACTCAAGAAGATGTAAGTGCTTTAGAGTTAAAGTTTTATCCTATAGTACCTAACGTGATCAATGTTATGATAGCGGAATTCGCTAAGCGTAATACTAAAGTTACATTCACAGGCGCCGATGAATTTTCCTATAACGAATTACTAGAACAAAAAAGATCTCAAATAGAAGGAGTCTTATTACAAGATGCTCAGCAAAAACTAATGTCTAAGATGTTAGAAGCTGGTATGGATCCTAATGATCCTGAAGCTAAACAACAGATGGACCAACAGTTGTCTCCAGAAAATCTTAAGACTTTACCAGAAATTCAAGAGTTTTTTGTAAAAGACTATAGAAGCATGTGTGAAGAATGGGCAGTTCATCAACATAAAGTAGATGAAGAAAGATTCCGGATGGATGAATTAGAGCAAAGAGGCTTTAGAGATATGCTTATTACTGATCGTGAGTTCTGGCACTTTAAGATGAATGAAGATGATTACGATATAGAACTATGGAATCCGGTTACTACATTTTATCATAAATCTCCAGACTCAAGATATATATCCGAGGGTAACTGGGTAGGTCGTATAGACATGCTTACTGTAGCCGATGTTATAGACAAGTATGGTTACTTAATGACAACTCAACAACTAGAATCTTTAGAAGCTATTTATCCTGTAAGATCTGCAGGTTATCCATTACAAGGATATCAAAATGATGGTAGTTATTATGACGCTACTAAGTCTCATGAATGGAATACAAATATGCCAGGCTTAGCCTATAGACAGTTTACATCTATGTATAATAACTTCATATTTGAAGGAGGAGATATTGTACAGTGGATTATGTCAGAAAGTGAAGATTACGCACCCATGGGAGCAGCTTTCCTACTTCGTTGTACAACAGCTTACTGGAAGTCACAAAGAAAAGTAGGTCACTTAACAAAGATTACTGAAGAAGGAGAAGTTATAACAGATATTATCAGTGAAGAATATAAAATAACTGATAAGCCATTATACAATACTATTTTAATAAAGAACAAGACTAAAGATAATCTAGTATTCGGAGAACATATAGATTGGATCTGGATTAATGAAGTATGGGGTGGAGTAAAGATAGGTCCTAACCAACCAAGCTTCTGGGGTATGAATAATCCAGGAGGTATCAATCCGATGTACTTAGGCATCGGTCGTAATACATTGGGCCCTCTTAAGTTTCAGTTTAAAGGAGACAACTCTCTTTATGGCTGTAAACTACCTGTAGAAGGCGCTGTATTCAATGATCGTAATACTCGCTCTAGTTCTATGGTTGATTTAATGAAGCCTTTCCAGATTGGCTATAACATAGTAAATAATCAAATTGCTGATATCTTAGTAGATGAACTAGGTACCGTAATCATGTTAGATCAAAATGCTTTACCTAAGCACTCTCTTGGAGAGGATTGGGGAAAGAATAATCTTGCTAAAGCATATGTAGCTATGAAAGATTTTTCTATGTTACCCTTAGATACTAGCATTACTAATACAGAGAATGCTTTAAACTTCCAACACTTTCAAGTAATGAACTTAGAGCAGACTCAACGTATGATGTCTAGGGTTCAACTAGCTACTTATTTTAAGCAACAATGCTATGAAGTAATTGGTATTACTCCACAAAGATTAGGTCAACAAATAGGTCAAACACAAACAGCTACAGGAGTAGAGCAGTCTGTAGTAGGATCCTATGCACAAACAGAAAAGTATTTTATACAACACTGCGACCATTTAATGCCTCGTATACATCAGATGCGTACAGACTTAGCTCAATACTATAACTCTACTAAACCTTCTTTCAGATTACAGTATATTACAGGTAAGGACGAAAAAGTAAACTTCGAGATGAATGGCACAGATCTTCTATTACGTGATATAAATGTATTTGCTACTACGAAGTCTAATACTAGAGCCATGGTAGAAGAGATTAAGAAATTAGCTGTAACAAATAATACAGCAGGAGCTAGTATTTTCGATTTAGGAAAAATCATGCAGTCTGAATCTATGGCAGAGATTAACACCAGTCTTAAAGCCACTGAAGAAAAAGCTAACAAGGTTCGTCAAGAAGATTACCAAGAGCAAGAGAAGCTTAAGCAAATGGAGATTGAATCTCGTCTTAAAGAGAAGCAGATGGATATTGATCATAAAGATCTAGAAGCTGAGAAGAATCGTAGAAGAGATATTTTAGTTGCTGAAATCAGAGCCGCAGGTTATGGTGCCATGCAAGACATTAATGAGAATAAACAGAGTGACTTCTTAGATGCCTTAGGAGAGATTAAAAACTCTGAAGAGTTTCAAGCTAATATGAACTTACAGACTAGTAAAGAGACTAATAAAGTAAAGAGTGATAGTGATAGATTACAAATAGAACGTGAGAAAATAGCAGCTCAAGATAGACTTAAGCAAATAGATCTCAAGATCGCAGAAGTTAATAAAAATAAGTTTGATAAAAAAGAGCCTGCTAAGAAAAAGAAATAGCGTATTAGCCCTATGTTAGCATATATTTTTTATTAAGATATAATATTCGCACACTTATAAAGTTTATTTGCATATTTTTGTGTATATTATAAATAAGGATTACTAGAAAAAACCAACAAAAACCAACTATGAGTAATACCCAAACAACAGTAGCAGAGGCTGATATCGATATCAACACTCTGTTAGCCCAACCAGGAGCAGACGTAGCTCTTCTTCCTGACGGCACAAAGAAACCAGAGAAGCCGTCCATCTTCTCGAATAAAAAAATGGACATGACGTTCCTTGACAATCCCGATCCTGATGAAGGAGAAGGAGATGAAGCAGATCCTGAAAAGAAGAAAGCTGCCGAAGCCGCAAAAGCTGCAGCTGCTAATCCTACTCCAGCATCTACTCAAGCTGGTGCAGACTTACTAGATAATCTGGGTAAGAAAGAAGGCGAAGAGGATGAAGGTGGTACACCAGATCCTAATAAAAAAGGTGGACGAGCAACAGGTATAGTAGAACTTACTACTAAACTTATTGAAGAAGGTTTACTTACAGCTTTTGAAGGAGATACTCCTATAGACAAGTATACCTTAAAAGACTTTGAAGATCTTTATAAGGAGAATAATAAAGCTAAAGAAGAAAAGATGCAGAAGGATCTTTCTACTGCGTTTTTTGATAACTTACCAGAAGAACTACAATTCGCTGCAAGTTACGTAGCTAATGGTGGACAAGATCTAAAAGGCTTATTTAAAAAACTAGCCGATGTAAGAGAAGTCTACGAAGTAGATGGTAAGTCTGAAGCCTCTCAAGAAATGGTTATTAGGAACTATCTTACAGCTACTCAATTTGGTACTGCTGATGAAATCCAGGAACAACTTAATGAGTGGAAAGATCAGGATCTATTAGAGAAGAAGTTTAATAACTTCCAACCTAAACTTACAGCTCTTAAAGAGCAAGAGCGTGATAGGATTCTTAAACAACAAGAAGGAGCAATGAGACAGTATCAAGCTCAGACTAAAGCTTATACAGAAGATGTATATAAAGTATTAGATTCTGATAATATCAATGGTATTAAGCTTGATAAGAAATCTCAAAGTATGTTATATGCCGGATTAATTAATCCCGCTTATACTTCTAGACAAGGCGCCAAAACTAACATGTTAGGTCACTTACTAGAAAAGTATCAATGGATTGAGCCTGATCATGGTCGTATTGCAGAAGCTCTTTGGTTATTAGCAGATCCCGAGGGATACAAAGCTAAAGTTAGAGAGACTACTAAAAAAGAAGTTACAGCAGATACTGTTAGAAAACTTAAAACAGAAGAAGCTAATAAGAATACCTCTTCAGGAAATGGAGTAGATGAAAATGAGCAAAGAGGTACAGGTAAGAAGACTACAGGTTTAGCAAGACCCGCAGGATTCTTTAAAAGATAATAATATAATTAATTAATAATATAAACATAAAAAAACAAGAAAAATGGCAACTCCAGTATTAAACAATGGTATGTTCTTGCGTGATACGAACTACAATGCTAGTTCTCACGTAGACTCATACCACTTAGTGAACATGTTAAAAGATGCAGAACCTATGGACTTAGGTCCAGTAGACATCTGGGCAATGACTCAGAAGGTTGAAATGCCTCTTTATCAACTATCTTCATTTGGTGGTAAAAACGTTATCATGGTGGATAACGCTCGTGGTGAGTATAAATGGCAAACACCAGTATCCCAAGACTTAGCTTATATCATCGAAGATATCGAGCCAGCTAACTTAGCTAAAGGTGTTGACGGTACAACTTTCAAAATCAAGATTAACAAACGCGAGTTTGGTCATGGTGATATCATCACTTTTGACAAGTACAATGGAGCTGAGATGTACATCACAGCTGATGATATCTTACCTTTGGGTGATGCTTTCATCTACACTGTACAATTAGTAAATAACGATAACTATAAGTTCCTAGAGAACAAATACTTATCTCCTCAAACTAAGGTATTTAGAAAAGGTTCTGCTCGTGGTGAATACGGCGAGAGATTCTCTGATATCCAAACTAAAGCAGGTTTCCGTGAATTCTATAACTTCGTAGGAGGTGCAGAAGCTCACGTTCATTACTCTATTTCGTCTCGTGCAGATTTAATGTTAAAAGGTGGTATGCATGCAGATGGTACTGTTCCTGTAACTGAGATCTGGCGTAACTTTGATAAGAGTTTAGATCCGTCTATCTCTAAAATCGAAGATATTGCATCTAAGATGGGTAAAGATTATTTAAAGCGCGCAGTAGGAAATGGTACTTTAACTCGTACTTTCTTAACTACTATGGAAGCAGCTCACTTAACTAAGATTTCTACGGATATCGAAAGTTACTTAATGTGGGGACATGGTGGTCGTCTTAAACAAGATGGTCCAGATGATATGCGTTTATCAGTTGGTCTTTGGAAACAATTAGACAACTCATTCAAGCGTGTATATAACAAAGCAACTTTCTCTTTAGAATTATTCCGTGGTGAGATCTATAACTTCTACGCAGGTCGTGTGGAATTCCAAGGTCCAGATCCTAAGCGTCAATTAATCGTACAAACCGGAATGGGTGGAATGCGTTTAGTTAACGAGGCTATCAAGCGTGAAGCAGTAAACTCAGGTTTAGTTATTCAAGCAGCTAGCAACAATGGTATCGGAGCAATCACTGGTCAAGGTATGGATTTGAATTACGGATTTGCTTTCACTAGCTACGTTATTCCTTTCTTAGCTAACGTTAAGTTTGTATTAAATCCAGCTTTCGATAACTTACATACTAATGATATCGAGAATCCAATCATTGATGGAAATCCATTAAGCTCATACAGCTTCGTGATTTTTGATATCACTGATACAGGTAATGATAACATCTTCTTGTTGAAGTTATCTTGGGATAATCAACTTAAATGGTGGTATCAAAATGGTACTATGGATTACATGGGTCGTACCCAAGGTTTCCAATCTAGTGGTCAGTTTAATGGATATCGTGTGATGATGAGTCAGACAATGCCTGCAATCTGGGTAAAAGATCCAACCAAAGTTCTGAAGATTGTGATGCGTAATCCTATTACAGGAGGAAGCTTCTAATGTTTGTATCTGGAGAGGGGTTTTCATATCACCCCTCTCACAAACAGATACCTTCCCTCTGCGATGCGTCAATTCGGAGCTCGTAACTTCGGCAGAGGTCTAACAATTAATATATCATACAATGTTTAATAAAATCATACCCGGAGTTCTTCGTAAATTTTTTACTTTTACTGGACCCTTTATTGGAGACAATAGATTAGCTACCATCAATGATGTAAATAATCTTATTTCACAACTTAATCTTTCAGGTAATAACTCTAAAGAGTCTATTGTAATATCTGTTTCAGATCTTCCAGGATTAGCATTATCTGTAGCTACTGTACAATGTACCTGCCAAGGTGGCGGAAGCGGTTGTCCTACTTGTTTAAATGCTTGTGCATACAGTTGTAAAAGTACAGCAGCTTTAACAGCTAATGCAGCTCCTGGTACTTACGATTTAGTTATCACACCTAGCCCTAATACTACTTATTACGGATCATACGTTAATGTATATAATTTCTTACTTCCTACTTCGTTAGCTACAGTAGAAAAGATCAGTAATTTTGTATATGTTATTAAGACTTATAATGCAGGAGTAGCTGCTTTCGATCTTTTTAATAACACTACTATAGAAATAGTATTATTAACTACTAATGTAGAAGGATAATATTACTATCTTTGCATAAACCAACCCAATAAACCAACATATAATGAGTAACAATGTAACAATAGTAGAAACAGTAACAGATGGTCCCAAGAGTGGGACTATCTCTATTAAGCCATACTTTGATAGAAATCAGAGTAATATGGGATTAGAAAAATACGGAATAGCTTTATTCGACGGTATAGCTCATGAAGAACAACTAGCGCTTATTGAGCGTAATGGTGTTCGTAGATATATCACAGGATTAAATGAGTTTGCTCCAGAAGTAAAGAACTTATCAGATCCTTTGATGAGGGATGCTAGAATTAAAGACATCAGAAAAACAGTATGTCAGCTTGAAAAAGAATTAGCAGGTAATATTATAAAAGAAGATGATCCTGAATTCTGGAATAAGGTAAAACTTTTACGTCCAGATAATGATGAATTCTGGGGAAAGATAAGTCTTAGATGTACTAATCAAGCATTAGCTTTAGATCCTAATAAAGATCCTTACGATTTAATCAAGATCTACGCTATAGAAGCAGGTGGCTTTTCATTAGTAGGTAAAAGTTATGAAGATGCTCGTAGTAGAGCGGTTGCTCCAAAATTCTATCTAGACAAATACGTAGATACTATTTCTACTAAAACAGAAGTTAGTAAATTACGTAATAAAGCTATCTCAGAACTTACTAAGTTATTTGATAAGAATCAGAATAAACTTATGTTAGTGGCTAAAGTAGTAGATGGTAATAGTGTACAATATAAAAAGTCTACACCTAATGATGTTATTTATGATAACATGGATAAATATATTACAGGCCAAGGTGTAGAAACTAATATCAAACGTGCTGCTCAATCTTTCTTAGATGCTTGCGCTATGGATATGGAGACTCTTAAGATTAAAGCTCTTATCAAAGATTCTACTTTCTATAAGTTCATTCATCCAAAAGCAGACGGCTTTATCTATCACTTAGATACAAGCACTATGATGGGTAGAAATCCTTCAGATTGTTTAGAGTTCTTGAAGAATCCTTTACAAGAAGCTATCTTAATAGATCTTCAAAAGAAAGTAGATAAGTACTGGTTACAATAATTTATAAATCTTAAAACTAATATATCATGGCAAAAACATTAAATACATTTCCTACAGTGGTTACAAAACCAGGAGGACGCGTTGGCGGAACCAATAAAGAAGTAACTGTTTGTACTAACCCCACCAAGTACACGGGTGGCTTTAACAAAGCTGCTTGTGATGTACCAACTGGTAAATTAAAAAAATAAGCTATGGCAAAAAATATCAAAGCTAAGATGGTTACAAAACCAACAGGTAATAAAAAACTTAATAAGGCCGCCGTAGTTTCAAAGAGTGCTTCTGTAAAATTTACAGGACCTAAGAGTACAGCTCCAAAAGGCGCTATTCCATCTAAGAAGATGGGTGGTAAAGCTTGTTAGTATGAAAAAGTTAGCAAAGAAACAAACAGGTGGTATGAGTCCTGGTCAAGCTAAAGAAGCGCGAAGAGACTCTTTATATAAAGCAGCCGCTGCAAAGACTAAAGCTAGAATGGATGCCATGAACATGGATGTAGTTAAAGTAAATGCACCTGTAGGTAAAGATACAGCTAGAGTAGGATCTGTAAGAATTACTGTAGCTAAGAAACAGACAGGAGGTCCCGTAAAGAAAGATTCTACTTCTACTACGACTAAGAATATAACAGTAGCTCCTCAAAAAAACAAGACTGTAAGTATAAAGAGAAAAGATATTAGTCCTTCTAAACCTAGCAGTAGTGCAACAATAGCTACATACTTTAAAAAAGGTGGTGCCTCAAAATCTAAAAAGAAGTAATTATGGCAAAGGCAAAAAAAGATTGGATAAAAGGAGCAGTTAATCCTAAACACAAGGGTTTCTGCACTCCTATGACAAAAGCTACCTGTACGCCTAAGCGTAAGGCATTAGCTCGTACTTTCAAAGCAATGGCTAAAAATAAATAATATGGCAAATAATAAAAACAGTGGGTACGCTTTACCAGCAACTCCAAGTAAAAATCAAGATGTAAAGAATAATGACATCATGAAAGCTTTCAATGATATGAAAGAAAAAAATCGTGTAGAGATTACTAGTCTATTCGATCTTAACTTATTACCTAGTACAGTACCTGACATTAAAAACATTGGTAAGAGTAACAAATAATGCTTAACACTACTATTCTTATTAAAGTTAAAGAACGAATCAATAAGTTGTCGTCAAATGATTACGATAATATCGAGTCATGGCAGATTGTTGAGGCTTTTAATAAGGGCCAGGTAGACTGGTGTCGAAGAAATCTTCATGGGTTAAATGTAGTAAAAGAAGGTGATGAACAATCTAATCGTCGCGTAGATGATTTAGAAGTATTACTTACAATCACTAATCTTTTACCTGTAAATAGAGAGACCTTCTATGAGATAGATAGACCTGCTGATTATTTACAGTGGAAAAGACTATCCGCTTCTGGAAAGAATGATTGTTGTCCTGATGCTCGGCCTTTAGTTATTTATTTAGCAGAAGAAGCCAATGTAGATATTTTATTAAGAGATAAGAATAAGAAACCTAGTTTTGAGTGGGCAGAGACTTTCTGTACACAAAAGACTAATAAGATCCAGATCTATACTAATGGTGAGTTTGAGGTAGTTAATCCTCAGCTTACTTATTATAAACAACCTACAAGAATCCAAATAGCAGGAATAGTTAATCCATATACTGGAGTACTTTCTACTACGACTGTAGATTCAGAATTTAAAGATGATCTAGTAGAAGTCTTTATAGATGAAGCTGTTAAGATTTTAGCAGGAGATATAGAATCGATGAATCAAGTACAAAGAGCAACTCAGGCAGTAGAAAATAATAACTAGTTATGGCAACAGATTTTTTAAAAAGACCGTACAAAAAGACTCACAATCCAATGATTGATGACCATTGTATTAAGAACTTACAATATCGTATCCAACAAGAAGAAGAATCTTCACGCCTTTACTTATCCATGTCAATGTGGTTAAATAATGAAGGATATACGGGCGCCGCAAAGTTGTGGAAAAAATATGCTGATGAGGAAATGACTCATTCAGATTGGGCTCGTGAGTACTTGTTGGCCATGGGTGTTACTCCGTCTACACCCGTTCTTGCTGTTCAACCTACTACTTTTGAAGGTTTGCCCGCAATTATTAGAGCTTCTTATGATCATGAAATAGTAGTTACTAAGCAAATCAAGGTGATGGCTAGTGGTGCTTTAAAGGAAGGTGATCATATGTTATATGAACTTTGTATGCGTTATTTGAAAGAACAGGTGGAGGAACATGATAAAACTCAGACCTGGTTAGATAAGCTTAACACTTTTGGAGATGATAAGATAGCTCTAAGAATGTTAGATGAAGAAATGGGAGGATAAAACATTTTAAAAAAGATTTGCATAATACAATAATATTACTTATATTAACCTTATATATTTATAAAAACAAAAAAACATGGCTTATTTTAATCACGCATTTACCAAGATTTTTCTTGGAACAGGTGTTACTCGCGCAGCGGGTCCTAACACCCCAGCAAATCCTCACTCAACTGATGGATTTATTACAACAGCAGGAACTCCTACTTCGGTAGTAGCTTTGCTAGGACCAGGATACTTCGGTATGTTTGATCCAAACACTTACTTAGCTAAAGATATTTTGACTGCAGACAACTGCTGTCCTTTATTATTAGCTTCTTCTTCTTTGTATAGCAAAGATAAGATCAGTCCTTTTATCGGTGGTTACCAAGAGACTAACAAGTCTAAAGTAATCAATCCTAAGTACATACACCGTTTTTACCGTGTAGATACTTGTGTACCTCAGCAATCCGTTGCTTCAGTAGGTTTTACTCCTCAAACAGCTATTCCATTATTACCTGTAGAAAACTTCCAAGGAGGTACTGTTCAGGCAAATTGTTGTTATGACTTCCTTTGTGGTGAGACTTACTATTTACGTATTGATGTTAAGGGTTCTCCTGCATTACGTTTCTTAAATCACAATGCTTACCAAACATTATCTGCTTATACAGGATGTTGTTCAGGTCCTGTACCTACAACAGTAGATCCTACTACAGTTTATATTAGTTGGGCTAAAGCTTTAGTAATCAATGATTATATTAAGTCTTTTGTAGCGCCTGTAGTTTATGACTATACTCAAGTAGCATGGTATGCTCCAGGAACAACTGTAAGTTATGATGGTTTAAATACTCCTGTAACTCCAGCACAATGGTGGGATAATTATCCAGCTTCTGCTCAAGCTTTAGCATGGACACCAGCTTTAGCAAATACTTGTCAAGCAGGTATGCGTTTATTCGGTGCTTATATCGAAACTAAGTTTGGTAACTGTTCTTTCCAAATCACTGACTTCTTTGAAAAAGAAATCGTTAAGATCTATGCTTCATTAGTAGATTACACTGGAGATCCTTGCGTATTTGAAGGACTTTGTGTATATAACGATTGTTTAGGTAAACAAGGTATGGGCTTTGGAGAACAAGTACTTCGTGACTTAATTATGTCAGAATCTTACTTACAAAACTTCTTTGCTACAGATATCCGTATTCGTGAAATCACACAAGGTGATCAAATCTTAAACGCGATTAATCGTAATGCTTTATATGTTCGTTACTTTCTTTTACATAGTGTACCTCGTTTCAATAATCCTACTGGAACATTTGATGACGATCGTTATATGTTAGAAGTAATTGTTAATACACCTAATGCTGCATTCGAGGCATTCATGAATACATGGTTAACTAATTGTGCTAACTGTGTTACTATGGAAACTCAAGCATGTGTACACTGTACTATTATTCCTGACTAATCAGGTCTAAGATTGAAAATCTAAGGGAGGGGTCTGACTCCTCCCTTTTTTTCTTTATATTTGTCTTACCCTATATACTAGTCAATAATGGCACAAAATGTCTTAAGCGTAGAAGCACCAGATACACTCAATAAATGTATCCTGAGAATTCAGGACACGAGTGTATATAATCCCAATTCAGCTCCAGTATGTCCTTTATTACAAGTAACTCCTCCAGGATTTACTCATCCTGTAAATTTTACAGATACGACTATAAGTATAGGATTTAATCTTAATCTTACAGCCTGTGACTTAGAGATGCAAACTGCTGATTGTGGAAATAGTTACAGAGATCTTCCAGATGGTATTTATATTATTAGATATAGTGTATCTCCTAATGAGATAGTTTATGTAGAATACAATCATTTAAGAATAACTGTTGCACTTAATAAAGTTCAAGGAGTCTATTGTAACCTCGATTTAGGAACCTGTGATCCTCCTGTATCCATTAAAAAGAAATTAGAAGATATCAGATATATTCAACAATTACTTTTAGCTGCTAAGGCTGAAGTAGAATTTTGTCATCATGCTGAAAAAGGTATGGAGTTATATAATTACGCCATAAAGCTTTTAGGTAAGATGACATGTAGTACATGCTAAACCAATAAAACCAACGATATGAGTCTTTGTTCAAACTGTAAAACGACACTTAGTTGCGGCTGTCAAAAGAAGATGGCAAGTAACGGTACACCTGTATGTACTTATTGTATATCAGGGTATGAAGTAGAACTTAAAAGGTTAGCTGCTCCGAAGGTAGTAGTCCCTAGTACAAATACACCACCTTCGAATCTTGTAGTAAATGTATTTAAGACCTAAAAAATAATGGCAGCTAGAACATATGTCTGTGGTAGTGGTGGTACTGTAAGAAGATTAGATGATCTTGTAGGAGTAAATACTGCAGGAATAAATCCTAATTGGGTAGACGTATCGCTTCTTGCCGGAGGTATAGCCAGTGGAAGTGTATTAACTCTCTATGATGTAGAGACAGATCCCACTAATGGCGATAAAGTTATAGCTGTCGGAGATACTAACTTAGGACTTAATCCTACATATTTTGGTTTAGCATTATCTATAAACAAAGGAGTAACTTGGGTAATTCCAGGAGGAACATATGGAGCAGATATACTGGCTTTCGGCCAAGCTCCTTTATTTAGAGAAGTTACTTGGGTTGATGCTAATACTATATACGCGTGTTCTCAAACAGGACATGTTATAAAAAGTACAGATGGTGGATTAACTTTTGCTATTTGTGCAGGAGCTTTACCAGTAACTATTAGCGAAGCGTGGTCTATTAATTTTACTACTCCTTTAATAGGAGTTGTAGGAGGTAATGATAGAGCAGCCTATACTAATAATGGCGGAGTTACATGGACTCATCTTAATGGTGGATTCTCTTTTAGTCAAACAGGTAACTTTGCCGGAATCTTGGTAGGAGCTCTTATTCTTCCTACTCTTACAGATATCTCTTTTACTAGTCAAAATTTTCAATTAATATCTACAGATACCGGCGCTACTTTTTCTATCGCGATTTCTTTCGATACTTTAAATAGTCATTTTGGTCAACATCTTACATGGAACGGTGATGGTACACTATCTGCAGAAGTTACTCAGTCAGGAGAAGCTCGTATTCAAGGAACTGCCGGATTTATCCTACCTGGTCAAACTATTATAACAGGGTGTAATCCTTGTGATGATCAATTTGGTGCACATCTCTATGATAGTAATAAAGGCTTCATAACATCTAGTGGTCTTGTAGATGGTCAAATCCATCATTCTACTAATAATTTCAATACGCTTATACAACAAGATGCATGGACAGGAATTATTCCTCAAGCTATATGGACATGGATAAATAATAATCCACCACCTCCTAATTACTGTGGATGTCCTGCAGGTTATACTTATAATATACTTACGGGATTATGTGAGAAAGTTACAACTACTTCAACTAGTAATCCTAATCCTATAGCTATAGGTCCTATATTAACAAAGAATTCTGTAAACAATATATGGGGTGCCGTCTTATATCCTGATATTACTACAGCAGCTTTTCCTATAACGGGAAATCCTCTTATTGGTATACCTACTAGTCCTCCAGGAACCGGAGCTATTCCTTATATTTCTTATCCTCAATTAAGAGATGCTACTCTTACACCATTAGTACCAACGGGTGGAATATTACCCACTCCTGGAAATATTACTTGGGGTTGGGACGGATTAGGATCTATACCTAATTCAGGTAGATTAAACGGTGCAGGTATCTGGCCAGGACTTCCTGGAGTATTATCTCAATGGGGTATGGACTTTTGTCAGAATATCCCTACTACGAAGACCTATATTTTAGGTATTTCAGCAGATGATGCTTATAAGATCACTATTAATGGTCAACTTATAATAGATACTACTTCATCTGGATACGGCTTTCCTTCGTTGTCCTTATTCCCTATAACGCTTAGTGCTGGAATAAATACTTTCAAAATCGAAGGCTTTGATACAGGACTTAATACAGGATTAGCCTTTGAGATATATAATGCTACATTTCCTCAACTTCAAGCTGTTTTAAATGCAGCAGCCTTAACACCTTATCTATTATTTACAGCATATAGTCTACTAGGACAAAACGTTACATCAGGTAGTGGTCCAGGTGTAATAACAGGTTATACTTGTGGACAAGGATGTAATGTTAATGTATGTGGTATAGTTCCTGTATGTAATTGTATAGAAACATTACCTTATAATCCTTGTTGTTTTTTACTAACAGATTGTAATGGTGTTTTTGCTCCAATACTTACTAATACAGATTTAAGTCTGGTAGTAGGAAAAATCATTACTATTGCCGGAGATCCTAATTGTTACTTAGTAACTACAGCTCCTGGATGTCAGGGTTCTGTAGCAGTTACTTTATTACTTACTTATGATACTTGCGTAGAATGCGAACCTGTTTGTTATTTACTGGTAGATTGTGTTACACAAGAAACTATAAAAGTATCAGATGACTATAGTCTTTATGTAGGTAAGATAGTAAATCTTGCTAATTCAGGCACCCGATGCTGGGAAGTATTCTTAGCATTAGATTGTATAGGAGCTATAGATTCTGGAACAACAGTTACAGTAGTTTATAATACATGTGCTCAGTGCTTACCTTTTATTCCGCCGCCCCCTGTAGATCTACATCCAAGAAGAGTTAAACCTGGATATTATACTGCAGGTTGTCCTCCAGATTATACAGAAAGAGTTAACTGTGCTTTCGCAGAAGGTGTATATGATACAATGTTAGTTAAACGATATGGTATAACACCTTGTTGTGGAGATGACTTAGAAAAATGGGATATTAAGAAACAACTTTTAGATCTTAGAGCTATTTATGATCCTGCTTTATGTAAGTCTACTTTTAGCGTATGTTGTCCACCTACATGTCTTACAGCAGAAGTACAAGTATTTACTCCTATAATGGTTTGTGATCCTCCATCTAATGTAATATCAGATATTGAGATTCCACCTAGTCCATGCCCTGCACCAGAAGATGCAATATCAGGAATAATACTTTATCCTCTAGTACCTTGCGTATGTTATCTTATAAATGTAACTTTAGGACCATGTACTTTTACATATAATGATTGTATGGGAGTACCACAAGTTATAATAGTTACAACACAAGCTTATGTATGTTCTACCAGTGCACCAACAACATTATGTCCACCAACATCTTATACATTAAGTACTACATTAGGAAGTTGTGCATCAGGAACATGTGGACCATAATAAATATTTGTCATAGTCATAAAAAATATGTATATTAATAACGAATAGAAAGATCATGAAGCCATTAAATGCCGAAAATCCAGGGTGTAATCCCATAAGCTCCAATTGCGTAATTTGGCAAGGGAATGATATTCCTTGTATAAAATTATGTAAAGGTGATACTATTAGTGATGTAGTATATAAGTTAGCTGTAGAGTTGTGTGCTATCATGGACCAACTAGCTATTTCTAATTATGACTTATCTTGTTTAAACTTAGGTACAGCAACTCCAACAGATATTAAAGGTCTTATACAGTTACTTGTAGAAAAGATATGTGCTCTTATTAATGTAGATCCAGCAACAACCTCATCTTCTACTTCGAATGTACAAGTTCCTATAGCATCTTGCTTTTACTTCAACAATCAATTTGGCGATCAGGTTACTACTATGACTCTTCAAGATTATGTTACTACTATAGGTAATACTATATGTAACATGATTCAACAGTTAGGTCTAGATCAATCTGTTATTGCTACACATACTCAACAAATTACTGCTCTTCAGGACTTTCAAAATAGTCAAGTACAAAATAATACTCCAGTACTTATATCACCTACATGTGTACTTCCTCCGGAACCTAGCTTAGTAGAAACAGTGGTAGTAGCTCTTGAACAACAATTTTGTATTTTACTAGGTGCTGTAGGAACAGCTAATGAAATTTATCTCGCTATATCTAAACAATGTGCGGGATTAGCTCAAGCACCAGCGTTAGGTGGAGGTGGTGGAACTATGGGTTCTATTCCAGGATGGCAAGGAAGTGTTACTAATCTAGCATCTTCTCTTAATAACTTATGGTTAACTATCTGTGATATCAGAGAAGCTATTACTAACATCCAAGTTAACTGTTGCCCTACCGCGTGTTCTGGAATTCTTATGAATCTTCAAGGAGTAGTAGTAGGAACAAATGCTACTATTTATGTAACAGGTACAATCCCTGCAGGATTCTTAACATGTAATCCTTTAGGTACTCTTATTACAGTATCTGATTCAGAAGGTGGTTCTTATACTACATTCTTTAATATAGTAACTTCTATTAATAATCCTACGGGATATACAATTCCTTTAGCAGGAACTCCTGTAAATCCAGCCTCTAATATTACTATTACTATTCAAGCTTGTCTTACTAATGCTAGCACAAGTGCTACTTGTCAATCAGTATTACAAACAGTAATTATAAATTCAGCTATCTGTCCAGCAATGACTTATGATACAACTCAAGGAAGTATTACATATACAGGTACTGTTCAAGCTGGTATAGCAACGTATACTTTAGAGTTATGGAATAACTCAGGTATGACTATGCTAAGCAATAAGGTACAGTTATTAAACGGTCCTGCTATATTAACAGGAACTTTCTTAACTTTAGATCCTGCTACTAACTATAAATTAAGAGTTAAAGTAACAGTAAACGGTATAGATACATTCTGTCCATTCACTGTAGTAAGTACATTATCAGCAGTATGTCCTCCTCCATCGAGTGTATCTGCAACAATTATATAACTATGAGCTGTCCAACATGTAATAAATGTAAAAAGGCCAAGTGTGGCTGCGAAGATCAAGGTCTAACAACTCCTACTTCTTGTGAGCAGGATACATTATTATGCCCTACTCCGGAACCATGCTCTGAGACTTTCAGTGATTGTTGTGTGATACATAATGGCCCAGGTATTGTAGACCTAGGAATAAATCAGGGAGATTCTATGTGTGAGATCTTACAGTTATTAGTACTTAATATTACTAATCCTGTATGTAACGATCCTAATGCAGTGTGCAAGTCTCCTTTAAATGTTCAGGCACCTATCATTTCTCCTACAACGGCCAAGATAACTTGGGGGTTAAACGGTACTCCGACTAACTACGCTGTAGAATATAAAGAAGCTTCTCTATTTATCTGGTTCCAAAATCCCAATGTAGCCAATACGGTAACTACAGACACTATCGGAGGATTAACTCCAGATACTTATTATCATGTACGCGTAAAAGCTATATGTGCGACTATCTGTTATTCAGTAACTATATTAATAAAAACTAAAGTATAAACCAATGGCAGCAATTCCAGCAACAATCAATGTAAACTTTACCAGTAACTATGCCGGTGGGCACCGAGTATGCTGGAGAATAGGTAATGCAGGACCTTATAACTGTAGTACTGTAGTATCATGTTTAGGAGGCGGTAATCCGTGTTCAGCTAACATAGCTATCACTGTAGATAATGAGACTTGTGATCCTGTAACTTATGAAGGATATGTTCAAGCTGTCTGTGAAGACATTGGATCTCTTAATGGACGAGTACCTTTTACTTCGACGTTTACTCCAGATCCTACTTGTGATTCATATAATATTACTTGTAATGCTGTAGGTGTTGCTAGTTTTGTAGTTACTAATCCTGGTACAGCATATCTTCCAGGAAATCCTCCTTTAGTTACTGTATTAGGTACAGGAACTTTAGCAGCAGGAACTGCAGTAGTAGGTAATGGTGGTATAAAAACAGAAACTATTACAAACGGCGGAGCCGGTTATGACGGTGGTGGATCAGCAGTATTCTTAAATGTACCTGCTGTAACATTAACTGGAGTAGGTGTAGGAGCGTCCTTTGATGTTACTGTAACTTTAGGTGTAGTGACTGCAATAGTATTAAGCTCTACCCCTACGGCACCAGGTACATTATATAATACAGGTGATACCTTTAATTTTAGTAATGCAGACTTAGGCGGAACAGGTGCTG